ATAACTGTTTGTTAGTTCTTCAACACCAAACTGTGTGCGTGTAGCAAAACTGTTTAGGAACTTAAATGCTTGAGCACCTGTTTTGGCACTGCCAGTTACACTGTTTAGTGTATCTTCTAGATCCTCAAACTGGCTTGTGACATTGATGATACCACGCAAAACTGCACTACCGGCTAGACCTGCAAGTGCGGCTTTAACTAACCCTAAACTTCTGTCAAACTTACGGGTGTCGAGATTTAGGGTGATTGTTTGCTCTGCCATACGCCTGTTTTTCCTGTTCTGCTACATAATGAAAGTAAGCAAGCCAAATCTCAAGTTCTGGCATACTCATTTCCGCTACCTCTTCGAGGCTTTTTCCTAACTCTCGACCCACCTTACACAATAGTAGTAAATCTGGGTCTTGCTTTAGTTTTTTACTGTTTGTTCCACATCAAACTGATAGTCATCTTGTTCTCCATTGATTGCGGCGGCAACTTCAATAATAACTGCCGGATCAACTTCGTTTAACAATACTACTCTATCTGCTGGTTGAAACATTTTACTACCATCTTCATTGCGACACTTTACAATCAAACTTTCCACAAGTGCTTCTGTGGTTTTGTTTTGTTGATGTAGTGTAAGCACTCTGCTTTCCTCTTTGAAACTGTTTACTTTTTTAAAATACACAGTTGTATCCCAAGATTTAACATAGAAACTTGACATTTTTTCGTCTAGTTTGTCTCTGAAGTGGTCTGTTGCTTTTTTTAGAACTGGATTCATTTTAGTTTTCCTCTAAGTCGTAAACTTCTTATTGTAGGTCTAGTCATACCTTCGGGTGCTTGGCGACTATAACCGTTGTCCAATCTTCCACTGTAAGGTTTCGGATTGTTTATTACATAACTGTCGCCTTGTTTTCGTTTTGTCCAGGCCCGTTTTGCGGCTCCCGAACGAACTGGTGTGCGACTTTTTACACCATTAAAGAGATCGGCAGCAAGGGAGTCAGCCTCTTTGTCTCGTGCTCGCTCCATTGCTAACCTTATGGCTACTGTAGATCCTACTGTAAGCCCTAATCTCATTTATGCTACAGGGGTAAATGTAATGTTACCACTGCCTTGTGCTGTGAATGAACCTGTAACAATACCATCAAATGAACTTGTTACACTCATACCAGTTACAATACATGAGCCAGATAGTTTGATTTTACCTGCTCCTGTGTCACCTTCTGGATAAAGGATAATAGTTCCTGCTGGACTTGTTGAACCGTCACCAAACTGGAACTGACTAATCAACTGACTGCCTGAACCACTGATTTGTGGATCACCACTGCTTGCGCCTGCTTCTACAATAAACTCACCGCTTACTGTAAAACTGCCCAAACCGTGTGTATAGGTTCTCATTTCATCGCCCATAGCCGATGTTTCTAGTGCGTCCATAGTTGTATCCATTGTGAAACTTGTTACTTCAACTAGTGTAGTTCCACCAATCTCTAGAACGCCCTGTGTGCCGCGAATCGCTGCCATTTGTCTTACTCCTCGTCTTCAGATTTTACATCTGTCATTGTCAGCGTAACTGGTTCATCCAGCACTACTGTTTTTGTTTGTTTTTTGGGTTGATCTTCCATCATTTCCCAACCGTTTTCCAATAGAACATCTACCCTGTCTTGAGGTTTCATTCTAATCTTTCCTGAAACGATTTCTTTCATTTTAACTTTCATTATGTTTGTCCTCTTGTGTATTGATATAACACATTTACTACAACTGTTACCTCACCATGTGGAGGTTCTACATCGTTATTTACAGTGACTTCAACTACCTGTGTGTCGATGGCGTTACTGTCTCTGGTGACATCTGCGACAAGTGCTTCTTCAACTCTTTCCACAATGTCATTACGAAGCGTGTCAATATTACTACCGGTAACATAACAAACAATGTTATAAGTGATAGTGGCAATACGACTGCCACTGTTGCCCAAAAGACTAAGTGGGCCGCGCTCTTCCCCAGCAGTGCTGACAAAGATTGCAGGATACTGTGCTCTTGATAAGTTTTCAACATCTAAAGACTCCCTAGTTACAAAAGTTGGTTTAGGATCGCGAGCATCCTTTAAAACCTCAATAATATTTTTGGCAATAAGTTCTCGCTTGCTCATCTAACCAATCTCTGGTAATGAACACTGATTTTTTCGCTGTCAGTGATTGATCCATCACCGTCATCGTCATATTCTATTCCGTCTTTGAGTATGTCTGTCCATTCACGAGCATATTCTGCACGATAAAAGTTCATCATGTTGTAGAATCTGTCTGTTTCTGGATCATGTCTACTAAGTTGTGGAAAGATGTAATAACCCAAACAATGGTAAACACTGGCTCTGGTAAACTGACTTTCTGTTAGTTTTGTTTCATCCATTTCGATTGGATCTGCAAGTTGACTGATGTCTACTTCCGCAAGTCCATATGCTCTTCTGGGCCACCACTCAATACGCAATGCTCTAAAGATATCCTGACGGCTCTTTTCGAACAAATCGTTAAAGTTTAGAATACCATAATCGCGGATATCCGGGACATATTCTTCAACATTGCTAATAGTAATCATATCTGCTGTTGCCATTGCTTTTCCTTGTAAAGATAAGCAAGGGCCGAAGCCCTTGCTTGTATTCTACTCAACTACTAGTTAAGTTGGTTCTGTGCAATGATGTGAACACCATATGTGTCTTTAAGCACTGCCTGACCTGCTGTCATCGACATAACAAGTTCAGTTGCACGAAGTGATGCGTCACGCTGTTGTTCCATGCGTGGCTCACGACCTACCGCAATACCAAGTGCATCGCGTGAGAACACGCCACATGATAGACCGTCACTACTTGAAACACCAACTAGTGAATGCTCAACTACAGTGATGCCTGCTACCTGACCAATAACGCCAGTTTGTAGTGCTTGGTTACCCACTTGTGAAAGATTTGGAATGTTGTTTCCGCCTGCTGTTGCAAGTTCTTTCTTTAGTGTGTAAGCCGCATATGGATGCACAACTGCATAATATGGACCAGGTGCATTTACCTGACGCAAGTATGCTGCTGCTTGGAACAAACTGTCAATGCTGATTCCTGTTGCATCATTGCCGATTGTTGTAGCAAATGATGGGAACAATGCAGCCATGTCTGTGTCAAACTTTTCTGCTACTGCACGACCTAGGATGTTACCAATGTCTGAAGCCACATCAAATGGGCTTGACTCTAGCATAAGGTCTGTTACAGTTGCCATTACACCAAGTTCACCAAGTGTGATAGTTACACTTTCTGGGTTGATTGCTGTGTTTGAAAGGTCTGTGCCTTCTGCAACACCTGCTGCGCTAACAGTTTGGTAAACAGGAACTTGAAAAGTCTTGCCTGCGCCGCCTGCGAGTGTGTAGTTGCGTCCTACTGCACGAGCAACTGACTGTTCTGTTGCTGTGAATAGTGCTTCTTGCAGAATGTTAGTAAACAGTTCTGCGCCAAGGGTGGTTGTTGTTTCGTTAGCCATGATATATTACTCCTCTTATCTGGCAGAGTCACGCTGTTTTCGCCACTCAGCATATTGCTCTCTGTGGTCTTTGCGTGACATATCTAACTTGGAAATATCTACTTTATTTCCAACTGTGTTATTTGCAGTCTGTGATTGACTGCCACTGCCTCCTGGAGTAGAAGCAACAAAGTGAGGATTACTTGTTAACCATTCACTTACATACTGATCCACTGTGAGTAGTTTTCCGTCATCTCCATAACGGGGTGCTCCATTGTCATCCACAATCTCTACTTCACCTGTTTCAGTGAGGTTAACACGATCCTGCAGAAGTCGTGATACTTGTTGTGGGTTTACTGCTTTCTTACTGCTCGCGGCATTAAGAAGTGCACCTTCTACTTTAATACTGTGAACCTGCTTTTGTAAGTCTTGGATAACACTATCCTTCTTACCAACAGTTTCCTCGAGAATCTTTTCGAACTCGCCTCGCTGTTTTTTAGCCTCCAGTTCTTTACGCTCTTTAGCCTGAATCATGTTGTTATATTCGTCTAGATCTACATTGCTGTATCGCTTTTCGAACTTGGCACGCTCACGCTGAATACGCTCCGCAACGATTTTGTCCACATCTTCTTGACGGAACATTTTTGATTCCTCTTGAACAGGTGTTACGGGGTCCTGCTCTTGAGTATTGACCACTGGGGTCTCCAAGTCTTCACTTGTCATTTTTTAGTCTCCTTAAGGATTGGGTATCTTGTAAGTATTTATCGACCCGTTTTAACCGCGTCTATTTCCGCCCTTTTTCTTTTTTTTCTTCATTGCCATAGTCGTATCCTCTTCTAAATATTTGGAATGTGCTTCTTCCAAACTCCCTTTTTTCACCAAGTATACTGCTCCAGTCAACTTTGGTTTTAATCAAATAGTTTTTTTGCATGTATATTACAGGTATACTGTGTAACCAATCCTGATAATCCTTTAGCAAATCATAAACTATTTGGTTGTCTGATATCTTTAACCAGTGTGTGGGTTCCGGTTTGAAATCATCCAACAATCTATATTCTGCACTTCTATTATTGATACGAGCATTTACACGAGCAACATCAAGCATAAATGGTTGATCATACACAATAATATCCACTGTGCTGTTCCATACTTCTTTTCCGTGATCTGTTCCGATTATTATGCCGGGTTTTGTTTGATCTCGGAAATGTGTTAAACTGCAATCCATAAGTTGATTTGCAACTAAACAACTTTCTTTATGGTATCTACTTACTCTCCAAAACTTGTCCGCATTAGGTCGTCGTTCCTGACTCCAAGTTAGTGTCTCTACTGTCATCGAATATTTCTTCTATTTCTGGATGTAACTCTAGTATTTCACTATCGCTCATGCCTTGATTGATCATCTCTCTAATATGAGCAACCAAGTCTTGACTGCCTTCCACCGGATCGTGTTCTAGTATAATCTCTCCTCCAACCGCGGTTTCTTCTTTAATCTCGTTGAGTGTTTCCTCGTCCTCAATGAGAATCTCTGCTACGAGAATGTCTATTTCTCGTAATAATCTTGGGTTTGTGATTTCACTGTCTTTAGCCATTTTAATCTGCTCAAGTTCTGCAGTTTTATCACGCATGTTGTATACATTGCTGTATTCAATAATGCCATCAAATGTAGAGTTTTGCCACAATGCCCACAAACGCCAAATCTGTTCTTCAGCAAGTTCTAATCCACTGGCTTTTTCTGTGAGTTTTGCTTGTAGCAGTTGAAACTCGCTTTGCAGTGCAACACCACTTTGATTGCGTGTTGCTGTGCTACGAATACCACCTAGGTGTGCAAGTTTGTCAATGGTGTCAACTGTTCGTTCAATGCTTGCCAACAAACCATCAATGTTGTTGCTGTCTGGTTGCAACAAGTATGGCTTTAACCCTTCAGGTGTGTTCTCCGGCACAGTGATAATAGCGCCTGCTCCAGCACTTGCAGTAACCATTTCTGTTTTTACAAGACTTGGATGGTTGCCAATGCGAGCAAGTTGAATAAGTTCGCTGTTTAGGTTAAAGATTTTAAGTTGGTGATCCGCAATATCTTCAATATCGCTGATGCCAATGCCACGCTGCCAACTGCGACTGTTGTATAGAACAACCAAAGGAACTTTGCCCAGTGCGTTTGGTGTTGATTCAATAACATCAACAGGATTCTTTGTGTTGCCTTTGCTGAACACAACAACATCAATACTTTCAGGTGTGTAGATTCGATACACTGCTTCTGTTTCACTGATGTGACGCTCAAACACTTTTACATAGGTGAGTTCATATGCACCATTTGGTCTGCGTGTGTAATCCCAATCCACAACATTGATTGGGCTTATTAAACTTACATAAGGACGGATTTCCTGTTCAAGTTCCTGTGCTCTAGTGGTTGTTTGTGTTTGTGGTTTATCAACTACAATCCAAGCAGTGCCATAGATGCTTGCTTGAACGCAAGCGTCACGCATAAAGTTGTTGAAGTTGCGACCATCGAGGTCAGCATCCTGCATAAACGACTCTAAACTAGGATCACGCTCAATACTACCAAACTCTCTGTAAGGTGCTTCACGGAATAGGAAACTTGAATATGTATGAATAATATTCTTACAGTGATTGTCTAATGGTGTTTCTTGTTTGCGGTTATCATACTCCTGTTCATTTTCATAAACATAGCGAGTAAGGTAGTCGTTTTTGCGATAATAGAAGCCACCCATATATGAATCGTAGAGAAATCTCCAACGAGTGTGTTGGCTCTGGTGTCCCGGGTGAATCGCTTCCATTTGATAGTAATCATATTTCATTTTGTTATCCTTGTGTATTTATAGCACCTATCTAACGGCAACTGACCAGGACTCTGGTTGCGCCGGCATGGGTCTGTTATCTGTAATCGGGAATAGATATTCTATACAGTAGGTAGCAGCATCAACCATATGATCATAACCGCTGTTCTTGTCTATCTGACTTGTCCCCTCTTTGTAGGTAAGTTTTTCAAATGCAGTTATCAGTGTTTTGCATTTTGGGTCTATCTGCAATCTATTTTCATCATTAGTGTTTTTAAGCAGGCTGTTTGCACTGTTTATTCTGTCTCTAACTGCAGGGTGTTTTCTGCGATATAAACACACAAATCCAGCATTTTGTAATATCTGTATGTCTGTTCTGCCGCCTGCTGATGTCTTGCGTTGCACACCTGCAGGATCTGGGTATGCAGTGATGCGACTGTGTGGATATCTTGTTTTTATTTCGTCACACAGTTCATCACTGTTTGACCCTGGGATAACAATCTCATCTATAGCATGCAATCCAGTTGCAGTTTTTACATATACCACTGCACTCATTGGATTGATATTGAAGTCAACACCAATGTGTAGATCAGTTGTTGGCCCTTCATATGGATCTTCATATAGTCTACTCCAGTTATACATCACAATACCAGCCCAGGTTTCGAACTTTGCTTCAAACTCTTGCCTGAATGTGCGAGTATCCAGCATACTGCGAGCATTTTCTACTTCATCTTCACTTACATTACCGCCTTCCAGAGTAGTAAATGCGTGTTGACTCCAATCCGGATGGTTTTGATAGCGTGTATAGATATCATAAAACCAGTTGCCTGTGCCTTTAGGCGTGCCAGCAAACAGTGCGTGTCCTTGCTCGTCAGCAAGTGCAGGGCGAATAACTTCGTAGAATGTTTCTTCTGCAATATCTGCTGTTTCATCAAGCATTGCAAACCACAGTTTATTACCACGCAGACTGTCAGGGTTGTCTGCACCGCGTAGTGCAATAGTTGATCCATTTACGAGATCCAATCTCAAATCACTTTCGTCCTTCTTCTCTACCCAGTTCATATCCATCAACTTTTGTTTTAGTGGCGTCCAGATAATCTGTTTTGCCATTCTATAACTGGGTGCAATATACCACACCGTTTTATTGGGAACACGAGCAAACCTTGCAAGTTCTCTCATGCCCAAATGTGTTTTACCAAAGCGTCTTCCTGCAACCAACACTCTGAAGCGAGCGTCACTGGTCGCTACTTGTGCTTGCGGTATCGTCAGTTTCATCCGGTGCCTCTTCTACAGTAAATGTTGCAGGCAGATCAGCATCCGTCCAGGGCAACGGCTGTCTATCATCACTGTTTCTTTCGCCGTTTTCTGTTTGGTGTAGGAACTGTTTGCCAAGCCAGATAAGCATTGTCTTATCCTGCTTTTCAATAGCAAGATCAATCTGGGCTTGTCTTAGTCTTGCTCTAGTATGTGCTTTGACTTGATTGATGAGTGTGCTGAAACGATCTCTCACAGTGCTACTGTGACAGCCGAAAAACTTGCCCATCTCATCATAGGTGCATCCAATCTGTGCCAGTTTTATAAGTGTATCTCTGTCTATTTCAACAGTTTTTGCACTTTTACCGGGCAGTTCTTCCTCAAACCATTCTGGTTCAAGTTCCATTATACGCTCCTTGGCTCAACCAATATTCTAAACTGTCTTGCAACTGTAAGACTGTTGGTTGTTGTTATTGTGCAGGTCACTGTGTATACACTGTCCTCACTGCCGCCACTCAAAAACACTGTGCTTTTAGTTGAGTTGTTAGTTTGACTGTCGATGGTGAGTGGTGCACTGTCTCCTGCAATCGTGCTAACTGTAAAAGTGCTGGTTGAGATTGAGTTTTGTGCTGGCATCCAATCTGTCCAATCTACACTGTAGTCTAACACATCTACTGGAGATTTTCTAATAAAGACACCGTCTCTGTCTTGTTCAAATCCTGTTAGTGTTGTCATTTAGTTTGTCCTTGTTCTCGTTCCAGGCGCATATGCTGGCACTGGGATTTTGTATGTTCTTGTTTCGCTGCTTGCTGTTTCTGTTCTTGTATATTCATCCAATACCATTAGCGTTCTTGCTTCTGTGGCAATGGTTGCTGTTCTATATGGATCGAAAGTTTGAACTGCCGCTAAAGTAGCAGTGACAGTGCCCAGTGTGATATTTAGTGAGCCCGCAAATACCGCATTACCAGTTGTGGTTAAACTGGTTGTGCTTGCAAGATCGCTTGTTGCACTGATGTTGTTTATTGCTGTTGTAATCACACCGCTGGTTGTGACTACATCAATGTCGCCGAATACAGCACGCTCGCCTATTGTTGTTGTGACAGTGCCCAGTGACATGTTGATTTCGGCACTCTGATGTATTAGATTACCTGTTACATTTACACCACTGGTGCTTGCAATAGTGATATCACCAAAGAACAGTTCACCGCCGGCTACAACTGTGACAGTGCCAAGTGCAATATCAACCGTTGCTGCTCTGTTTCTCACAGCGTCCACTGTTACTGTGCTTGCAGTGTTTACAGTGCTAATACCCGCCGCAATAAAGCCACCGGTTACATTAGTTGTTGCGAAACTGCCAATATGAGCACCATCTACAGGACCCCATACTGCTTTGGGCCATGTATTCCAGTCATCATACAGTCCAACATTATCCCAGGTATATGCATATCCTGCGTCATATGGATCGCGTAGTGTGTCATGCAGTTGATTACCCAGTGTAGTTGTAGTTGTGGAGTTAGCAATAGTTGCATCAACGGCAATCGTGTTTGTTGCTGTTGTGCTTACACTGGATGATGCCTGCACTGTTGCACTGTTAGCACTAAGAACACTGGCATCTGTAGATATAAGAACGGTGCCGGCAACGATGACGACACCCAAGTCTGCGTCCACTGCATCCGCACTGACTGCGAGTGAACTTGCTATTGTTGAACTACCACCCTGATTTAGTTTTGGAACTGCACTGATTTGATGTGCCGCACTAATGCTGATATTTGCTCCAGCCAGTCTTGCGGCATCTGTGCTTAATCCTGATGCAATGCTTATATCAATAGCACCGCTTGCAGTGGCACTGGCAACTGTAACTGTGCTTGTGCCTAATGTAAGGTTTATACTTGCCGATAGTGTGTTTGTTGCAGTAGTAGTGGTAGCAGCAGTGGCAGTTATTTCAGACTCTGCACTTAACTCGAGACTCGCACTTGCACTTGTAGTGGTTTGGGCACTACTGTTTAAGGTGAATACTTCAAAGAAGTCACCTGTAACATATGATTGTGCGTCTGCGGGGCTTAGATAATAGCCTGATACAATAACTGCCATAGCGTTTTTCCTATTAGTCTAGTGTAATCTCTAAACTACCTGATGAAATAATGAATGTGTCACCATTTGTGATTGTTTTGTTAACTGACAACGCACCCCAAGCAATCAAGTTGCCGCCACTTGCCGCATCCCAGATACCAATGTGTGTAACTGTTCCCCAGTCACCGGTAGCACTTGGGAATGTAATCTGTGTGTCAGTTGTGATTGTTCCGTCTGTTGCTGCTCCTGCAGCCGAGAAACTATTTGTTCCAGCGGTGCCATCAGTGATTTGCCGACGAGCGTAAGCATCTGTGCCCACGGTTAGTTCTGTTAAACCTACACCATCTGATCCGCTCATGCCTGTTGCTAGACCTAGATATAGGTCAAAGTCTGTCCAATCGGCGATTTCGCCATTTCTAAAGATATGATCGAGAACCTTGTTCTCTGCATAGTTTGATAAACTCATTTTGCTAACTCCTTATGTTTTATCATTGTATTTACTGGGTTTTAGTTAGGCTGTTTTTATGAATCTAGCCATAAATCCGCCCCCGATGAATCCCAGCCCAGTTGCTGAACTCAAACTTGTTATTGTTGCTGTTGCTTTTACTTGTATGTTTGTTGCACTTGCAAAAGTTTCAGTTGTAGTTAAATCACACCACATTAATCTATGCGTCCGGTTAAGGTCAGTGCTTATATCATGCGTTTGACTGGGTGTGAATGTTGCTAACACTGTGCTTGTGTCTGTGTTTAGCAGTTCTATTTTAACGCTTACACCATAACTAGGAATATTTCCTGTAGTTCGTTGTATTTGAATGCTCCAATAGCCATCTATTTGTATTTGGTATGTGCCTGCAGGTATTTCTGGATTGTCATCTGCACTGCTAAGATTGAATATGTTTTGATCATCAAAGTTATTAGCCGGACTAAACTCAAATGTTTGTGTAATCGTAGCACTGGGACTTGCTGACCAACTGATGGGATATTGCGTGTTGCCGCCCGAGTTGGTTAAAGGCATGTAACTACCATTTAACAGAGTATTATTGGTTACATTCCATTCTGTGCCATCGTATGCCAATACCTGACCATCCTGAGGTGTGCCTAGGTCTACTGTGCCAAACTCAGCAATAATAGCATTGACATTGTCAATGTTTCGCTTTATATCCGCGCGGGCATTCTGTGGTGCATCATATGCATTGTCTACGCTATCTGTTGTTGTTGTTGTGGGCCAAGTCATCGTTATACTCTAAACAACTTTATGCTAATGTTGAAACTTACACTACCATCAGTGATAATATCTGTAGTAAATGTTACTCGAACATCACTAGTGGTAGTGAGTGTAAAACTGTTTGCACTGCTTATGCTATACACTCTGTGTTCATCATTGTCTGTGTGCATGATTTGAGCATATGCAATATTGTCGATATCCGCACCTGCTGTGTTATTGCGTAGTTTTAGTGTCTCAAGGTTTGGTTCTGGATCCGGATTGTTGTGTTGAGCACTGAATATTCCTGTAATAATGGCTTTGTAAGTGCCTGCGTCTAGATTCATATCCACACCACTTACACTGTTAACAATGCTGTATTCATCATTGCTGATTGACATTGTGTTTGCACTGAATGTCAGGTAGGCTGCTCTTGTGCCGGCTGCTCCACTATTGATCCAACGACTATTACTGCCATCATACACAAGTGCTTCGCCATTCGCCGGCGCAGTTATTGCTACTTCACCAAACTCATCAATAATAGCATTTACATTGTCAATGTTTTGTTTGATGTCAGCACGAGCAAGGCCCGGGTTGTCACTACCGCTGTCTACATTTGCTGTGCTTGCTGGTGTTGTGGGCCAAGCCATGGTGTTCTCCCTATAGTATATCTATGTTTAGTGTTTCAAGTCTGCGGTCTGCTGACTCTTCTGCTTGATCATCATCACACTCTACAGTGCGTGGCAGTGTAACTGCTACACCTGGAATAGCGTTTAGCATCGCTGCCTGATCCTGTGTTAAATCCTGTGTTGTTGTTAGTGTTATCATTGTTGCTCCTAACTGAGTTCTATAATAAGTTTGCCTGCTTCCACGATGAATGATTCACCATCGCTGACCTGCGCACTGGGCGTAATGCTGCCATATGCAAGTAGGTTGCCGCCTGTGCTGGCATCATACACACCAAAAGCAACAACAGTGTTCCACGCTCCGCCACTGGCTGTGAATGTTTCATCGCTGGTATTCGCTACCTGTTTGTTTGAACTATAAGCATCAAATGCTGTTGCTTGTCGAGCATAACCATATAGACTGGCAAGTTCTGTGCCACTGGTGCTGTCTGTAGGTGCCACACTGAGCAAACCCAGGTATAATGTGGTTGGGGCTGTATACGCTGTGTTGCGAAATACATGCTCTAATACCTTTTGTTCTAAATAATCTGTGAAACTCATATTATATACTTCCTGTTGTTAAACTACCGGTTGTGTCATCTGTTAGTGCTGGACCATATGCACCGGTGCCCGCGAGTCTATCTGCATCTGTAGCGCCAACCCAGTTGTAATATATTTGACTTGTAAACCCGTCATATAATCTGCCTCGAGGCAGTGCCGGTGTGCCTGATAGCATTCCGTATATGTAGTTTTCAAACTGCGCCGAGCCATCCAAGCCCACAGTCATATGCACCGGACCTAATCTCAACTTATCACCGGCATAGTTGGGTTGGATGGTTCCATAACTGATGTGTGTGGGATTGACATCCCAGTTGTAAATGTTATTGTCAAAGTGATCTTCTAACACATAGAATGTTGTGCTATTATAGGGTGCTATTACACTTTTTACTTGTCTGTCGCCGACGCCGATGGCATAATCTCCTCTAATATCTCCATTGTATGGAAAAAACCCAAATACATTCGTGTAGTTACTATACCAGAATGAAAACTTGCACCAACCTGCGAATGTGCCGCTATCACTGGGTTGTAGTGCTACTAGACTGACATTACTCATGTTGTTGCCATTTAACTCTAGTTTGTTTAGTATAAACTCGATACTACAGTTTGCAAAACTGCTGGTTAAACCGGTTCTTCTGTTCACCAGTGCTGTGCTTGGATGTGTTTTTACCAGGATCTCAAACTCGTTGCCAACGCCGGTGCTGCTTGTAGGATTTTCACTGCCCATGCTTACTAATCGCGCGGTTTCTGCACTGGTAATGCCGGTTCCACTAAATGCACTGGCTGGCAAATAAACCCAAAACTCCATGAGCACGCTACCAAAGTTTACATATGACGCTGTGGTATTAAGATCAACTGCCATTCTTGTGGACGATGAGTTGCTACCATACTCTGCGTTCATTTCAATATAACGAGCATCCAGAAACTGCGGGCCAGTGGCTGTGCTACTACTAACAGTTCTGCTCAAGTAGTTTGCAGGCGATGCACCTGCATGCCAGGCTGCTCTGTGTGTTGCCAAAAACATTTAGATATAGTTCCCACTTATAGTCCACAAATAAGTGCCATCTACATTCATAACACTTACAACTGTGTAGTTGCCTGCACCCGAATCTACGGTGGTGATGCCATTTGCAATCTTAAATGTTTCACCTGCGCCTGCTGTGAATGATACAGTTCTACCGCCTGTGCCATCCTGTTTCAAGAACAGTGTAACACTGCCTATCATTGGTGTTCCACTGGCATTGTTATCGCCTGGGAAGTTGCTCATTGTGAAACTTGTTATATTATCACTTAGTGTGACAATCTGTGTGTTACCATTGTTGTAGTCAACTGTGTATGTTCCACTTGCACTGTGAGTTTCTTCATAACTGAGTTCACTGTAGTAGCCCACACTGCCGAACTTTTCTACATAGTGAGGCATGTCGTTTTTCACATTATAGAATAGTGCACCGCTGCTTACATTAAAGTTGCCGTTGCTGGCATCTCTAGAATCTCTATGTGTATGCCATACACTAACATCACCTGTAATATTGACCGAGGCGCTGCCGGCACTTTCAACACCTACTCTTGCTGCGTATACACTGCCATGATCGATTGTTAAATCTTGTGGATTCGATACCGCGCTATATTCATTGTCAAAACCGGCTTGGAAGTATAACTGATTTTCTATTGCCGCGGCTCGTTCTACTGTAGCACCATATGTTTCATTACTGTTGGTAACATTAAAGTTGTTTCTGATGCCGATAATGCCTCTGCCTGCTCTGTCACCATCCAGGTAGGTCATGCCATTTACATCTATAGCATATTGCATATGATTAGTGCGGAATCTTGCATTAGAACTGCTTATTGTAGAGTTAGCATTGTTAAACTTGATGTCTCTACCAATACTTTCGCCATAATAACGACCTGCGCTTGCATCTAGACTTCTGTTACGCCAGTTTATAAATGCTGCTGTTGTGCTGTTCGTTCCATAAAAGCCCGCGTTTAATGAAGGACTACCAATAACATAATGGGTGCCTCTGGCAGTGTTATCAGCATCTGTGGCGATTGCATTTGAACTTGCCATTGTGACTTTAATATTGCCTGTGCCGTCTGGTGCAAGTTCAATGTCACCATTGCTTGCCGCGGCGCTAATGATGCTATTGCCATTTACATCTAAATCGCCACCAAGTTGCGGAGTTGTGTCATCAACGACATCGCCGCCTCCGCCACCACCACTCACAGTTGTGAAACTTAATACACCACTGCCGTTGGTTGTGAGCACTTGTCCATTAGTGCCGTCTGCACTGGGCAATGTTAGTGCTAGATCCGCGGCCATACTTGCAGGCGCACGAAGCACAACACCTTTGCCGGTTGTGTCACTTTCCAGTAAGAAGTTGTTACCGGTTGTGTTGCGGAAATAATACTTGCTACTGCTTACAACAAACTGTGTTGCGGCTGTGATAGTTTGGTTATTTGTATCGAAACTGTCTGCAAGTTTAAGGTTAGTAACCAGTGTGTTGCCTGTGCCGTTGGGTGTGATTGCAATGTCACCGTTTGACACACTTGTAATAGCGTTTCCATTTACATCTAATGCACCGCCAAGTTGTGGAGTTGTATCCTCAACAACATTGCTGATTCCTCCACCACCACCGCCTGTGATCCAATCATAGTCTGCACCATCCCAACTAAGAACTTGTCCTGTGGTTGCTGTGCTGGTGTTTAGGTGTGTGTCTACATCTGAGTTTGCGTAACCATCTGTAATACCATATCCACTCAGTGTGGTTGGTGTTGATGTAATGCTTGCAAATGGCAAACTGGTAGTATGGCTTAAATCACTAATCTGACTTTCTGTAATGCTTAGTGCCGCTTGGTGTTGTGTGACACTGCTCTGTGTAATATTAGCGTCGGGCACATTAGCCCAAGTTACTGCTGCACTTAGATCATTTGTTTCTGTAAATGAAGTTAGATAACCACTGTCATTTGTTAGACTGCTAACTGCTGTTGGAATATCACTTGTAAGTGCCACTGTTCCAGTTGTGGTTGGCAGTGTTAGTGTGCCGGTGTTACTAATGCTACTAATAATGGGTGTGGTAAGCGTTTTATTTGTAAGTGTGTCTGTGCTTGACGCAGTAATATAACTGCCCAAGTCACTGATTTGACTTTCTGTAATGCTAAGTGCGGCTTGGTGCTGTGTCACACTTGATTGCGTGATGTTTGCATCCGGAACATTTGCCCAGGTCACTGCGGCAGTTAAATCGTTGGTTTCTGTTTCAATCTTAGCCGTGTTTAGGTTTGTAAAGTTAGCATCAAGTTCTGTGATCGTTAGCGCCGAACCTTTTGCAGTTCTGGTTACAATAGTAGCCATAGGGTGTTATCTCCTCGTATATGTTATTTATAGCACCAAGTTTCCCACTGTTTTGGCGTGCTCAAGCAGTGTAACACTGTGGGTTTGCTGTCTGCTAATAACAGATGATACTGGTCTCTAAATCTTTGGGTCTTTTTAATAGTGCCCCGTTTAAGTTCATGTTCATGCCATCGTTCAGTTCCATCATGTGTAACTGTGTCGAATCCTATGCAGTGAATGTATTCTGGTGCGTGTGCCAATGCCAGTTTTATTGCCAGTGTTCCTGTAATGTCTAAATCACTGTTGCCAGGCACCGTGTGTTGACTGTGTCTTGTAGCCCATCTGTCTGTGGTATAGCAGGGTCTGCGACAGTGTTCTTTGTTGTATTGAACCCAGTGATCATCACAGGCAACTACATAATCAATGGCAATCTTATCTTCCAGTTCTAACCAAGCACCATTGCACACTATAACTCTAAGTTCCGAATCAACCCGGTGCCATTCAAATGCGTGTATGCTTGCACCGTTTCCCACTACAAGAAACTCTAAAGGCTCTAGGTCATATTTGTTCATCATACTGTTTCCAAATGGGCACTGGAAGTTGTTATATATAATCTAGGAACGAAACCACAGCATCCAGTGCCCAGTATATTTATCTGACCCATTTATAGGCTCGTCTTGTGACTATGGCATGTATGCTTTGTTGTGTTACACCCCATTCATCAGCGAGCAGTGTTTGACTGTCACCTAAACTGTGATTTCTGCGTATGGTTTGAACTTCTTGTTCAGTGAATAACTGTTTTACACCCCGTGTGCGACATTTATGTTCCATGTGTTCCTGTGGGTTCATTATACGCATATGATAGGGATTCACACACAGTTTGTTGCCACACATTTTGCGAATAAGTCTAGTTGGATCATCGTTGGTGCGTTTTTCTACTCGACAATACCTATCCCAGAGTATGCGATGCACATAACAAAGTTTACCGTGCCAGCGTGTTATGGGTTGTCCACTGGCATTCACACCGCCGGGCCATATCCAACAAGTTTCTTTATCCACGGGTTGTATGCGTTTTAACAGGTGTTCTACTGTGTTAGTCAGCATCGTCATCACCAAATAGCCTATTCCAATGACTTTGTTGTTTCCAAAACTCTGCCATTTGTTCTGCTAAATCTTGTTTACTTGTGACTACTTCTACACTAATCCTGCTATCAGCGTCTATGAGATTCTTACTCTCATCTTTCCAGCGTAGATTATTCAGCACAACACCTTTGGTTCTGGCTGCTTTGATAGTAGTTTCCCATCGTCTAAAGTTTCTATTGCCGGGATCCACATAACATGTTAACTCTTGCTGTGTTTTAACCCCCACAAGTTTTACACGACAGATCATTCCGCCGTGCTTGCTTTCGATATCATTAATATCACTTATAAATGCTGGTTCGTTTAATCGTGCCATTTTTTGTCTCCGTTCAGTGTTATCATTGTATATTATACTACTTGTATTTAGCCGTTGTCAAGTTTTTTTGTTGTTTTGGGTGTATTGTTCACAGTAGTGTTTGCAAAGTGTGTATAGTTCCCCCGCAGTGTCTGTGGTGTAATCTGTTACAGGTGCGTAAGTCATTATTTCTATGATTACTCTATGTAGATTAGGATGTATATTTTTAGGTGGTTTATTCATCCACACAGTGTTATTTGCCATGTCTCATTGCCTCCAGCACACTCAATCTCTGCACTATAACACAGGCTTGGGGTGGTTGTGGGTTTGCGTTTGTGGGGTTTAGAGGATCCATGTAGAAGCAAACAGTGTCTGTGTATCGTGCGTGTTCACTATCATTGTGTAATAGGGTTGCGATGTTCAGTCTCTGTGCGGAGTTATATGCTATTATAACTGCTGAATATCCCAAGGGAACTAACATGCTTGCTACACCTTCTATATCACTGCGTGGGTTATCTGTGCCCTGTATAACTGTGATGGGTCCTGTGCGTATGCCCGGGCAAGTGCCAGATGTGTGTAGTGTGTTAAAATAGTCAAGCCACTGTTTCATAGTTCTAACCTCTCGTGTATAAACTCGCAATAATCTGGGTCTATTTCTGTATTGATTATCATGTTAGTCTCCTATTTGCTATATCAATATAGTCCGGGCTGATTTCTGTGCCAATACCAATCCTGCTATTCTGTTTGGCTATCTTGATTGTAGTGCCCGAGCCAGCAAAGGGATCATATACGGTATCGCCCGTGTTTGTCCAAGTTAGAATCTGATCTTCTGCTAACTGCTCTGGCATAATCGCAGGGTGTTCAAATGCTATTTTATCTTTGGTTGTATGGCCACCACCAACAGTGTATACAAACACATTGTTCAACTTAGTGTGCGTGTTGCGTTTGGTTTTTTTGTATTCAATAGTGCCTGCTTTACCGCGATATCGCATATTTGCTTCACCAGTATACGCTGTTTCACGCATCAACGGGTTGAAGGTCTTTGGCTTTCCTAAACTAAAGCAAAAGATATATTCCCATGCTTGATGATATCGTGGGCTGCTGCTTGAACTTGGCATTGGGTTTCTTTTAACATAAATCATGGTGTCATTTAGTTTAAAACCCGCGTCAATGAATGCTAATGCTTGACGCATACTTGTGCCAGTTTCGCTACCTTTTACAGTAGCATCAGCAACATTCCAAACAATAACACCTCCTGGTTTTACTATTCTCTTTAACTCCGGAAGCATATTTGGTAAATCAAAATCAAAACCCGTGTATTCTCGTAGGTTGTCGTATGGAGGACTTGTCAATACCATATCAACACAGTCATCTGGTTGTGTTCGCATCCATTCTACACAGTCTTGATTGATGATCATTGTTCTGTCTTTGTTAACTGTTCACTGAGTAAGAATAAACTAAAGTCTAGGTTAGCAAGTTCTACATCAGGTATGTTAGCATATGTTTGTAGTAGGTTATTTTGTTTGCTGACGATTTCAAACAACTGCTGTTGCACAGTGCTGTGCCGTTTCATAATATTCAGCATAGTGCTTGCCAGTGTGTTTATTGTGGTCTGCAACTCAACTTGATTTTTTGCAAGTTGTTGTAGTATTTCATATGGATTATCATACTGTGCCATATCACCGAGATCTATTGGTTTCATAGTGTATTTAAGCCCGTGTGTTTTTGGGTAAAGAAAAACCCAACAAGTTGTCAGATTAGAGGAGACCACTTGTTGGGTTAGGTTAAACTAATCTAGGAGAATAGTTATGCTGTATAATACACGACGCACTTGTTATGCGTGTATTGTTTATTATTATACATATTTACAGTGCGTGTGTCAACCTTTTTTATCACGCTGTCTCCTATTAGTAGTCTACGGTTGTATAACAAGGTGTTAGTGTTGAACGCACCCGAGTGAATACTGCCCGTGGATGACACTGCCAACCCAACTTAGGGCCAATATTGGAATATTCATCCAGTGTTTTTTGTAGGCTATCAATATATTCTTCTGATACATTTTCTACAACCACAGCATCACAAGTCTTGGCTGCCTTTTTGTATATGGCACTTGCTGTATTGCGGAATAACCAAACGGTATTTTTGCCTTCTAGACATTTAACAGGGTTGCGGTTATATTTGAAACGCCCGATAATGCTGACTAAGTCTGGTGTATGTGCTACATTATCGATTGTGATTGCTTCGAAGTTTGTGTTTTTCATTACGCTGCCTCCTCTACAAGAGTTTCAAGTTTTAGTTTTAGAAGTTGGGGGTTGTTTCTGTAAGTGTTTTGGAAAGTTTTAATAGCCCAACTAGCAACCATACGGTCTTCACTGTTTGCTGGGTATTGCTTTAGGATCTTTGCAACTATTTTGAACCGTTCTGCGTTAGTCATTTTGTATTCTCCTAGTTCGTTTGTTTAACTTATTCTTTATAATAACACGGTATTGCTACCTGTCAACCTTTTTTATTACGCTGAGTCCTCTTGAAACTTCTTGTAAGATGCTTCCGGACCCAGTTCTAATCTGTTCCAGTTATTCTCCCCAGACCATTGATTTGCTTGTTGAACTAATGCATTACAATCAAAGTAATCATTGACTGTGCCAAAACTTACTTGAACATCATCCAAATAAACATACAATGTGTAAAACTTGTGTGTCATTACGCTGTCTCCTCTGTAATAACATCCCAAGCATTGAAGTCATCATACTCAACACCAACACGCAAACACGCCATTTCTTTTACAGTGTCAGCATCATCAAAGTATTCACCATAACCACTGTCAATGTAAAGAGCAGTTTCAGCATCACTCATTACAATCTTGTTCAGTAGATTGCCAGTCTGTGGGCAATAGTTCATCATTACAAAGTTGTCTAGTTGCTGTGTCATTTTGTATTCTCCTAGTTCGTTTGTTTAACTTATTCTTTATAATAACACGGTATTGCTACCTGTCAACCTTTTTTATTTGTTAGAAAGAGGAATACGAACATCAACTAACCAATAGTCATCACTATTATCTCCCATCAATGTGGCAGTCTTGTCAAGTCTTTCAACTGCTTTCCATTTTTTCTTGCTGTTCTTAAAACGCAGTTTATACTTACGCCAAGGAACGGCACCAATATCTTCACTGCGAAACTGAAATGCGACATTATTGTGTGAGGCTGTCTTACAAGTCGCGGATTCAGTTAGCCAAGCGTGACGCCCGATCAAACTATAACCCAAACGACGCTGACTGCGTGTCAGTAAATCCCAACCGCGGTGGGCATTACACCCTTCTAAATCAATATAGCCGCTGTCATTGATAAGTTTAGCAGTAATGCTGTTAGTAAAATGGTTGATAATCATCACGCTGTCTCCTAGTTCGTTACCTTTATGGCGCTTGTTTCTTTAGAATATTTTGGATCTATAACGGTTTCCGATAGTTGCATGTATTTTTTAATATCACCTTTTCGATAAGCGTTGCATATCCGTAGTTGCTCAACACTCATTTGATCGTCTCTAATATAAGTCATTGCATAAAATGTTAAGTGATGTGTTGCGTTATCTGCAGGTGTTACTGTAAACTGTCGTTTTTTATAAGTCAGATTTATATTCAGAGAGTTCTGGCCTATAGCACCATGGCCCAAGAACGCACCTTGTTTTAGAGGCAATAAGTAATCTTTTCTGTATGAAACGCCGTCGTCTGTGCGTTTTATTTTAGATGGTGGCGGCAAATGAACAATATTTTCGATTTCTTCTATGTCAATAAAAGTTCCTGTTCTTTCACGGTATCTACCAAAAGCGTGTGGTGTTATTTTAACACAGCCTAGTTTGTCTGTAATAGTCCAGTTTGCTCTGTTTTTTAACAAAAGTTTTCTACTGACAACATAACAATGCAAAGGGTTTCCCAAATATTTGTCAAGTTGCCAATACCGTTTACCTGTTTGCCAAAATGGTAAACGGTATTGATACCGTTTACCTGTTTGCGGTATTTTACCTTGTGCCATAATCTGCAAATCTTTTTCATCGTCTTTCAATGTGCGTGGATTAAATATTCCTACTTTGGCAAAAGCAAGTTTGAAACTACGCATAGCCTCTTCGTCTTTTAAAAGGTCATTCCACATGTCAGAGTTTATCATGTCCAACTCGTCTTTGCTAAAAGTTTCCATATCGTTCATTTTGTATTCTCCTAGTTCGTTTGTTTAACTTATTCTTTATAATAACACGGTATTGCTACCTGTCAACCTTTTTTATTACCATCTTGGTGTATGATATTCGGTGTCCAAAACACTGTGTCCACGATTGGTCATACACAGTTTTAGAACCCGTTTAAAGTTGTATTCCTTCTCGTCCAACAAATACAAACTTGCTGGGCGAACAAACCAGTTATACCAAGCCTTGGGTATATCTGTGATTTTGGCGTTCTCGTGTGCAATACGCAAACAGGTGTCCAAATCATCTTCATAGCGTAGTGCTACTTCTGGACTACGGGCACCTCCACTGTCT